TACGAAACGGAGACCTCCGAGCGCTCGTTTGAAGAGGAAACCAAACTGTCTGGCTTCTCCGCCGCTCCGGTGAAGAACGAGGGCAGTGCGATTGCCTACGATAACGCCCAAGAGGCTTGGACTGCTCGCTATAACCACGAAACCATCGCTCTGGGTTTCTCGTTGACGGAAGAGGCCATTGAGGACAACCTCTATGACTCGCTGTCGGCGCGTTATACCAAAGGTTTGGCTCGTGCTATGGCGTACACCAAGCAGGTCAAGGCTGCTGCGGTTCTGAACAACGGCTTCAATTCTGTCTACGTTGGTGGTGATGGAGTCTCGCTGTTCAACGCGTCGCATCCCCTGATCTCTGGCGGTACCAACAGCAACACGCCTTCGACCCCGGCGGATCTGAACGAAACCTCGCTTGAGGCGGCTGTTATTCAGATCGCTGCTTGGACTGATGAGCGTGGGCTGCTGATTGCGGCTAAGCCGAAGAAGCTGATTGTTCCCCCCGCGCTGATGTTCGTTGCAACCCGCCTGCTTGAGACCGAGCTTCGTGTTTCGACTGCGGATAACGACATCAACGCGCTGAAGAACAACGGTTCGATCCCCGGTGGTTACGCGGTTAATCACTTCTTGACCGACACCAACGCGTGGTTCCTGACCACCGACGTTCCCAACGGACTGAAGCACTTTGTGCGGACTCCGCTGCAGAACTCGATGGACGGCGACTTTGATACTGGTAACGTCCGGTACAAGGCTCGTGAGCGTTATTCGTTCGGATGGTCTGATCCGCTTGGCATGTACGGTTCGCCGGGTGCCTAAATCTTTCTTGTAAAGATTGGAAAAGGGGGCTTGCGCCCCCTTTTCTTTTGTGCTAAAAAGCTTTTATTCCGGGGTTACCGGAGCGCTTGACTGGTCCCGGCCAGACGACATGCAGACAGCGCTCTTATCTCGCATGTGAGATTCAAATGGCTAATACCACTTTTAGCGGTCCGGTTCGTTCACAAAACGGTTTTCAGACTGTTTCAATTGATTCTACAACTGGTGCTGTTACGACGACTGCGGCGTTTGGTTCGACCGTGGCGACTCCCGGTACCGTGTCCGCGCTGACGGGCACCGCGCCTGTTGCTGGCGGTGCAGAAGCTGTGCTGCTCACTTCGACCGCTGGTCTTGGTATTTATGTCGGTTCTGGTGCACCTACGATTTCGGCGGCTCAAGGTTCACTGTATATCCGTACAGATGGCTCGTCCACCAGCACTCGCCTGTACGTGAACACCACTGGTTCAACTACGTGGACTAACGTCACGACCGCTGCCTAATAGGAGGTTTGCCATGATGCAGACCGATGTTAAGGCAGGCACAGCCGGTGCCGCTGCAAGCACGACGGTTACGGCATTTAGATCTCGAATCAAAGCTTTGGCGTTGACGTTTACTACGTCTGCTGGGGCGATTACGATTCGTGACGGGGATGGTGGCGCTGTCGTGTTCCAGTACACACCCGCTGCCGCTGCTGGCTCCTTGTACATGTTGTTTCCGGGTGAAGGCATTTTGGTACAGACAGGTATCTACGTTACAAACGGGACAGGTACGTCTGCTACTGTCTTCTACGGATGACATATGAACTTCGACGAAGCCTTTCACCACCTCCTCGGGCACGAGGGGGGCTACGCGAATCACGAGAGTGATCCGGGCGGTGAGACCATGTGGGGGGTCACGAAAGTTGTGGCCCGTACCCACGGGTACGAAGGCTTGATGAAAGATCTGCCGGTCAGTCTGGCAAAGGCGATTTATCGTAAATCGTACTGGGATGCAATTCAGGCGGAAAACCTACCCTCGCTCGTTCGCTATGCCGTCTTCGATGCTGCAGTGAACTCGGGGCCGGGTACGTCTATCAAGTGGTTGCAGGAAGCGGTGGGCGCTACGCCTGACGGAGTACTTGGCCCGAAGACGATGGCCGCAATCAATGAGCTTGACCCGTCCTCTACCCTGCGCCGGATGCTTGCTAAGCGGCTGGCCGCTATGACTTCTATGTCTGGCTGGCCGTCCTTTTCGCGGGGTTGGGCACGGCGCATTGCAACGCTCTTGGAGGCGTAGATGATCCAAGCCCTCATCCCGGTGCTGGCTCCTATTCTTGGAAAGATTGTCGCGTCAAAATTTCCTGATCCGACAGAAGCAGCCAAGGCCGAGGCTGAGGTTGCCTCACAACTCTGGCAGAACGCACATCAGCTGAATGCGGCGGCGGCAGACATCATCAAGACTGAAGCAGCATCAACTCACTGGCTTGCTTCAAACTGGCGACCGCTGACGATGATTACCTTCGTACTGCTGATCGTGGCGCGTTGGTTTGGTTGGGCCGCGCCGGGTTTGTCTGAAGCAGAGTATTTGAAGCTTTGGTCAATCGTTGAGTTCGGGCTTGGGGGCTATGTGATTGGCCGTAGTGTTGAAAAGATTGCTCCGACAGTTGCAGATGCATTCAAGAGGTAATCATGGCTAAGACTCCTGCTTGGACCCGTAAGGAAGGCAAAAACCCCAAAGGGGGCCTGAACGCCAAAGGCCGCGCCAGTTACAACGCAGCCAACCCGGGTAAGCCGGGATTGAAGCCCCCGCAGCCTGAAGGCGGTTCTAGACGAGATTCATTCTGTGCCCGGATGACTGGGATGAAGAAGAAACTCACGTCGAAGAAGACGGCGAACGATCCAAACAGTCGTATCAACAAGTCTTTGCGTGCTTGGAAGTGCTGACATGGAAATGATGGTTTGGAACATTGTCCTTACAGCAATTGTTGCTCTTATGGGGTATATCGTGAAAGAGAAGTTTGCTGACCTTGGACGCCTCAGCATTTTGCTGAACAAAACCCGCGAAGAGGTCGCTCGGGACCACATAACCCGCGCAGAGTTTCGTGCGGATGTTCAACAACTCCTAGATCGGTTTGATCGGATAGAACGCAAGCTTGACACTATTGCAACTAATCGAAGATCCAGTCAAAATGCCCTCTAGCACTCCAAAACAAGCTCGCACCATGCGAGCTGCAGCTCACGATTCTTCATTTGCCAAAAAGCTTGGCATCCCTCAATCCGTAGCTCGTGAGTTCGTTCAGGCTGACAAAGGCCGTAACCCCAAAGGAACTGACATGAAAGAATCAAAAGCCATGATCGGTAAAGAGCTTGCCTTTATGAAAAAGAAAGGTGCTCCGAAGTCGATGATCAAGCATGAGATGGCTGAAGCCAAAGGCATGAAGAAAATGGCTTCTGGCGGTTTGGCCGCAGGCCACAAAGCGGCTGACGGTGTTGCTAAGAAAGGCAAGACAAAAGCCAAAAATATCACGATGCGTTCTGGCGGGAAGTGCTGACATGAGTGATGCTTTTAAAAAACCGACGGCGAGCGAGCAGAAGCGCTTGGATCGTGGACGCAAAATGGTTCGCGAAGGTAGTATGGCAAGCGACGACTTTCTTTCTAAACTATTGCCCACTTATAAATATCAAGCACGTAATGACATGAAGCTCGGTCAGGAAATACTTGATCGTGTGCCCGATAAGGCGCGTAATTATGACGCTTATATGGGTATGAAGCATTTGAAAAAAGGCGGGTACGTGACAGCTGCAGATGGCTGTGTTCAACGGGGCAAGACCCGTGGAAAGATGGTGTAGCCATGATGGCGTCACGCGGGATGGGCGCTATTCGTGCGTCAAAAATGCCTAAAGGTAAGACGCAGCGCCGTAAGGACGGGGATGCCTTTGAGCTGTATGCTAAGGGGGGCTCAACATCTCGTGTGAACGAGGCTGGAAATTACACCAAGCCCGGTATGCGGAAGGCATTGTTCGAGAAGATCAAGGGGCAGGCTACGCAAGGTACTGGCGCCGGTCAATGGTCGGCGCGTAAGGCACAGCTTCTTGCGAAGCAGTACAAAACCAAAGGTGGCGGTTACAAGGGGTGAACGATGGCTCGAGGACGAAATCTTGCGGCGTTGGGTGCTTTGCTGGGTGCTGGGGCGCTGGCAGCTTCTCGCAAAAACACGACCGGCGCATCGGGCGACGGCGACGCGGAAAAGCTGGCTTTTATCAAGCGGTATGCGGACACAAATCTAAAAATGACGCCCGGTGAAGAAGCGGCTGTGCGTCGTCGAGCACTGGCTGAAGAACCCGGCGGGCGGCAGTTGCTTATTTCGGAGGACGCGTATCCGGTTTCAACGGGAAGTGGAAAGTTTCTTCGCTCAGGCATGAAGAAGGGTGGTATGGTTGGCTCCGCTTCTAAACGGGCAGATGGTTGTGCTCAGCGGGGTAAAACCCGTGGGAAGATGGTCTGATGAAAGCCCCGCAGCAGTCTCTTAAAAACTGGACTGCCCAAAAATGGAGGACTAAGAGTGGTAAACCTTCGTCCAAGACTGGTGAGAGATATCTTCCTGAAGCTGCTATCAAAGCTCTCTCACCTGCCGAGTACGCTACTACGACTCGTGCAAAGCGGGCTGGCAAGGCTGCGGGGAAGCAGTTCGTGAAGCAGCCGCCCAAGATTGCGGCTAAAACCGCAAGGTATAGATAATGACTACGACTGGCACTGCTACGTTCAATTTGGACATTAACGACCTGATCGAAGAAGCGTTTGAGCGCTGCGGTCAGGAACTGCGCACGGGTTATGACTTTCGGACTGCGCGTCGCAGTTTAAATTTGCTGACGATTGAGTGGGCAAATCGCGGCATCAACCTTTGGACGATTGAGCAAGGTCAGATTCCGCTTTATCCTAATCAGGCTATTTACGCACTTCCTAGCGATACGATTGATCTGTTGGATCAAGTGACGCGTACGAACGCGGGTAACGGTACGACGCAGGTTGATTTAAACATAAACAGAATCAGTGAATCGACGTATTCAACCATCCCTAATAAGTACGCGCAGGGAAGACCGATTCAGGTTTGGATCAATCGACAGACGGCCGAGACAAACGCTACAACGGCAACCGTCTCCACGCAAAACGTCGGTACTACCGATACCACCATCTATGTCAGTGACGTGACGCAACTTCCGGCAGCGGGGTTTGTGAAGATTGGTAGTGAGCTGATCAGCTATAGCAACTTGACGCAGCCAAATCCAAGTTCGACGGCAGGCTACATCAGCTATTGTGGGCGGGGGCAGCAGAATACAATAGCTGGCACGCATGTAATCGGTGCGGCAATTTCTGTCGCGCGTCCTCCGTCAATCAATATCTGGCCGATTCCAAACCAAGGCTCGGTTGGGAGTCCCTTCTACATGTTTGTATACTGGCGGCTTCGTCGGATGCAGGATGCGGGGACGGGGACAAAGACTGCCGATATTCCGTTCCGTCTTTTGAACTGTATGGTAGCCGGGCTGGCATATTACCTATCTATCAAATTGCCCGATGTAACGCCGGATCGTATTGCAATGTTGAAAGCGGATTACGAGCAGCAGTGGCAGCTTGCGGCGGAAGAAGACCGCGACAAGGCGAATGATCGTTTTGTTCCGCGCATCATGTACTACAGGTGATGTATGGCGGGTCCAAAGTATGCTTCTGGTAAACACAGTATCGCTGAATGCGATCGTTGCGGACAGCGCTATTTACTAAAGCAGTTGCGAAAACTGACCATTAAGACAAAAATGGTCAGCATCAAAGTCTGCCCCGAGTGTTGGGAACCAGACCAGCCGCAGTTGCAGTTAGGGATGTATCCGGTTTATGATCCTCAAGCGGTGCGCGATCCGCGTCCTGATGTCAGCTATCAACAATCCGGAACCAGCGGATTGCAAATAGAGCTGAATGGGGGTTCTGGACCCAACGCAGTAGGCTATTCTGAGCTTGGGAGTCGCGTCATTCAGTGGGGGTGGAACCCGGTGGGCGGCGCAAGGGCAGATGATGCGGGCCTCACGCCAAACAATCTTGTTTTGCAGATCGAAGTAGGCTCTGTCACAGTCGTGACTACATAAAGGAACATCATGGACGCTAAGAAAGCTGTACACAAACATGAACGTGCTATGCATCCCGGCCAACCGCTGACTAAGATGGCTAAGGGCGGTAAGACCAACGCACAGATGAAGGCGATGGGTCGCAATCTTGCCAAGGTTGCCAATCAGAAGAAGTCGTCCTTCAAGTACGGAGGCTGAGATGGCTAAGTTCAGTATGAAAGTAGGTGGTAAAGAGATTGGTCCTGCGTCGGTCTATGCGGCTCCGCATACGATGGAAGGTAGTGCACGGGTTAAGCTTGGTAACGGTTACGACGCTGAGCCGACTTGTGCTGACTCGGTTGATATGTCGGTGGGTTGTATTAACCGAAATGGTTACAATCCTGCGCCTAAAACCTCCGGCATGAAAATGCGCGGCACGGGTGCGGCGACTAAAGGTGTCATGTCTAGAGGGCCGATGGCGTGAATTACACGCAGCTTTCTGCGGCGCTTGTCGCGTACACAGAAAATACGAGCAGCGACTTCGCTGCTCAGATCCCGACGTTTGTCCAGCAGGCTGAGCAACGGATCTACAACACGGTGCAGTTTCCGTCGCTGCGGAAAAATGTCACGGGGTCTACTACAGCAAACGTAAAGTACCTTTCTTGCCCCGATGATTTTCTCGCTGTTTATTCTATGGCGGTTGTGGACGGAGCTGGAACGTACGAGTATTTGCTTAATAAGGATGTTAACTATATCCGACAGGCATACCCTGATCCGACAGATGCCGCAATCCCAAAATACTACGCATTGTTTGGGCCGACTGTGTCTGGCAGCACAATAACGAATGAGCTTTCTTTCATTTTAGGTCCGACTCCGAATACTGTTTATACGATAGAACTGCATTATTATTACTATCCTGAGTCCATTTCGGTGGCCTCAAGCGGTGAGACGTGGCTTGGTGATAATTTTGATTCTGTACTGTTGTACGGCGCGTTGGTTGAAGCTTACACATACATGAAAGGT